GTGTATGGGATTGCGTAAAACAGCCGGTACAGATGTTTGGAATGGGCAATATTATAAGCGGCAGCTTTCAGGAAGAATTTTTGCAGACCTCAGATCGTGCTAACCTTGTAGAAGTAACCTATACCGATGCGGCAAGCGACTATTCCCGGCAGACGGTTTGTATCTACAGCGATACGTATGATAAGGAGGAAGAAGAAAAGGCGGCGCAAATCACCTATGATGGAATAACGAGTTACGAACAGGCGTACAGGGAAGGTGTATATCAGCTTTATTGCAATAAATATCAGTTAAGGACGATAAGCTTTCAGGCGAATGTTGACGCAATAGCCTGTACGCTGGGGGACGTTATCCTGGTCGCACATGATGTTCCAAAATGGGCGAAAAGCGGGCGTATTTATGCGATAAGCGGAAGATCGCTGTTACTGCCGGTAGAACTCGATAGTACAGAAGGTTCATATCGGATCATGTACCGAACCGTCAATGATAACCTTTATTCAAGTGCCGTGGAGATCGAAAGAAATGAGAATGGCTGGTGCCAGGTGTATGTACTGACACCGTTTGCGGAAGATGATCCGCCTCAGGTCGATGATATTTTTGACCTTGCGCTGGCGAATGTGGGAAGTAAGCCGTTTGTCGTTAAGTCGATAACCAGAGAGCTGGATTTCACAAGAAAGATAGAGTGCATCGAGTATAATGAGAATCTTTATAACGAAGATTATGAGATCCCTCCTATCCAGTATGCGACACCGAGCCAAACAGCCCAAAACGTTACAGGGCTGAATGCTTCGCAGATAACGTATGTTACAGAAGACGGGCGGCGGGTATCAAGGCTGTATGCCTCTTGGAACATACCCAGTAACGGCGGCAGGTTTACGGTGCTGATATCTTCTGATGGCGGTAATACCTACAATGTTTTACAGTCACAAATCAGTGCTTCACAAATCGAAACTGATATGACAGCTAATACCGAATACTGGCTCAAAGTTGTTACGGTACTGGGAATAACAAAATCCAGCGGCGTTATTTACGGTCCGATCCCGATAGTGGAAGATAAAAAGCCTCCGGATGTAATCAGCCTAGATACCGAGGTACTGGCCAACGGGACCAGGCGTTATAATTGGAGTTTTGAATATCCTGAGCCTAACGATATTGCAGGATTTAAGTTTAAGTACATTCAGGGTACTACGCCGAACTGGGAAAATGGTTATTTAGTCCAGGAAGGGTTAGTTGTAACTCAGCCTTACGAAACATCTACAGTAAGACAGGGCGAACATACCATAATGATAAAGGCAGTAGATAATGCCGGACAGGAAAGTAAAAATTACGCTGCCTGCGTTGTAGATTTTGGTGAGCCGTTAGAAGAAAACGTTCTTTATACCAAAGATTTTTCGGAAAATAACTGGGGCGAGATAGAAACTGACGGCAGCATAGCAGAAGACGGAACGATTCATTCTAATCAGACCAGCGCCTATTGGAAAAGTAAAACAAATCATTTCTGGCAGGGTAAAAACGTAAATCATTGGGACGGAACATTTTCGTCATTCTATCTTGCGACATCCTTTACGGCGCCAGCCAGCGGCAATTTTTGGTTGAAGTATGATATCCGTGGCTATTCTAATTTAATGTACAAAATCAGGGGAAAAGATAATCTGTACAAACAGTATTCGACAAAAGTAAAAGTTTCAGGCGGGGATGTAATAGACATTCGCTTTGAAACACCGGAAAGCGGGTCAGCAACAGTATTGTATAAGTTGCTGGCAATAATAGATGTTCCTGACCAGCAGGAGCATTTTGAGAATCTTGTTATTCCGGAAGACGGTTTGACATTGCCGATAAAAACGCCGAATTACTACACGACTAGCGTCAGGATAGACAGTGTGCAGGTTGTGGATGGAAAGGGGATTTTCCCGCAGATCGTATCAAAAACGCCGTGCGTAATAAAAATTATCGACAGTACGGGTGCAGCGGTAGCAACTACCGCAGATATCACATGGCAGGGCTTTATAAAAGAGACTGCAGAGGAAAGGAGAGCACAAAAAAATGAGCTTACCTAAGTGTTTGGATTTTTCTAATTACAACAGATACCCATCAGATGAAAACCCTACTACAGATGATGATATACAGACGTTTCTTGAAAATCAGAACCAGCTGATGCAGGTTTTGGTAAGTAGGCTTTGGCAGCCGGAAACACAGCTGGTAGTAGGCCAGGTAATTTATTCACCGTCTATGAAATCCGGTCTTGTAGCGGTAGTAGTAACGGCGGGGAAAACAGGGACGAGTGAGCCGACTTGGGGAACAGATGGAAGTTCTGTAACTGACAGCGGCGCCAGTTATGTTATGCGAAAAAGTGTGATAGCCCCGGCGACTAATGAACAGGCTGAGGCAGGCGAGAGCACTGAAACTTATATAACCCCTGCGAGTATGAAAACCGCTGTTACCGATTGGGCCCCCGTCTATAACAGTGCCGGGCATGTTGTTTTAAAAGACGGTTCGGAATTTTGGATAGAGTAAGGAGAAGCCGCTATGTTTAGGATATTTAAGAATAAAATTTTTCTAACACGAGGAGACAGCGCGATCTTTACTTTGACTATAACCGATGCCAATGGTGATGAATATACACCGGCAGAAGGTGACGAGATCACTTTTACAGTAAAGGCTAATACCGAAACGAGGGATATCCTGATACAGAAGGATGCAAGTTCAGGGAAAATTGAAATACAGCCGGAAGATACAGAAAACCTGGAATATGGGAATTATGTATATGATGTGCAGCTGAAAAAATCTGACGGGTATGTAGATACGATAATAACACCACATGAATTCAGACTTGAAGAAGAGGTGACGTTTTAATGAATCTACAGGGTACTTTACAAGGGGCAAGTTCTGCAAAGGGAAAAATAAGTATACCTTCTGTCCGGGATGGAAGCAGTATAAAGCAATATTCTTCTGTATATGAGTTTCCAAACCGCGGCAGCGTTTCAGCGCTGTATATAGACATAAACAGTAATGCCTGTTACCGCTGGGACGAAGAAAACAGTAAGTATTTTTGTGTAGGCAGAGACTACACTGAAATAAAAATTATAAGTGGAGGCGAAGCATAATGGCGCAAACATTAAAAGTCGAAACTCTGCAAATGAGAAATGACACGGCGGCAAATTGGAACAGTAAGAATCCAGTATTAGCCAAAGGTGAAATGGGCGTAGAGATCGACACTAAAAAATTTAAGTTTGGTGATGGTATAACAAAGTGGCAGGAGCTGAGTTACGCCAGCAGTAATGAATATGATCTTCCTACTGCTACGACAAGTACCTTAGGCGGCGTAAAATCTCAGGCTGCCGGAACAGATAAAGTCGTTGTTGCTTCTGACGGTACGATGTCAGTAAGTGAGGTAACTGCAGCAACGAAGTTGAAAACGGCCAGAAGTATAACGCTTTCCGGTGATGTTAGCGGTTCTGCTTCTTTTGACGGCAGTGCAGCCGTTGCCATACAGGCAAATTTGGGAAACAGCGGTGTTACTGCAGGTACATATACCAAAGTTACGGTTGATGCCAAAGGACGGGTAACAACGGCAACCAATCTTTCTGAAAGCGATATTCCGAATCTGTCTACGAGTAAAATAACCGGGATCGGCACAGCGGCAACTAAAAATGTTGGTTCAGCTGCAGGTAATGTGCCGATGCTGAATGAGAGCGGCAAACTTGATGAATCTATTCTTCCTGCCCTTGCAATTACTGAGCCGCATGTAGTAGACAATGAGGAAGAAATGCTGGCGCTTGAAGCCCAAACGGGTGATGTCGCAGTTAGAACAGACGGAGCTGGAAGCTTTATCTTAAAGCAGTCTCCGGCAAGTGTCTTAGATAACTGGATACAGTTAAGAGGCGCAACAGCAGCAGTATTATCTGTCAACGGAAAAACAGGCGCGGTAACGCTTACTACGAGCGATATCGCCGAGGGAAGCAAATTATATTACACAGATGAACGGGCGACGGCAAACTTTAATACCAACATTGCAAAGACTAAGGTTGAAAGCTTGTCTGACGGTGCATCCTATGTGAAGAATTCTGATACGTTTATACTAAACTGCGGTAATGCATGAGGTGTGAAGAATGGCTAAAGTAACATTGAATATCGAATCTTTGTCATGCAGAAATGATACGGTGGCAAATTGGCAAGCTAAAAACCCGACTTTAGCAAAAGGTGAAATAGGGTTAGAAACAGATACATTCAAAATGAAATTCGGCAATGGTGCTACTGACTGGAACTCTCTGAGCTATATAAATGCAGGTGTTTTTAATTCTTCTGGGCACTTAGTATTTCCTGACGGTTCAGAGCTTTATGTAGAGTGAGGTGTGAACATGGCGACTTTAAGCAAAAAGCTGTACATAAAGAAAAATGGAGAAGCGGCAGTTTCATGTGATATTTATTCAACGGAAGCCGAAGCGGGAAGCCCTAACCTAAAGCTGAAAGTTGATGGTAATACATGTTTTGTTGCTTTGCGTACCGTTGGCGCTGCCGGTACTACTGCAGGAAGGATATACAGGAAATCCGACGGTAAGACTTACGCTATTGCCATAAGCGGTTATCTGACAATAAGTATCGTACAATCCGCCCACCAAACGATAACGGTAACGGCGAACGGAAATAAATATACCAGTTCGGTCACTTTGCCCTATGGTACGGAATATACAGTTTCTATTGCTGCGGATACCGGTTACAATGCCGGCACGTTATCGACTACAGGCGGGACGTTGACTGGCAATATTACGGTGAGTGCTACGGCGGCGACTATAAAGACCTTCAAGGTTACAGTAGTTCAGCCTGCTCATGGCGTGATAACGATAAACGGAAATGGCGGTACAACGTTTACATTCAATTATGGAGCAGCTATTACTTTACTGTGTACGCCAAACAGCGGATATAAATTTACGCAATGGCAAATCACGGGTACTTATTCAATGTATACGGCCGAGGACGGCAGAATGGCAGCTGTATTCGAGAGTGACGCAAAAATCGGCGTGATAATGGAGGAAGAAAATGATTAACTGGTTGATAAAATTACTTGGCGGCGTACCTAAAAGCAAGTACGAAATGCTGGAAAACGAGAACGATTCGCTTAAAAACGAGAACGATTCATTAAAAATGACTATGGCAGAATATGCTAAAGTAACATTTCCTGATTCCGGGGAATATAACTTTAGTGTGAATGGCCAATGTCCTTATGCAATTTTAGTGAAGAAAGACACTTCTTTACTGATTACCGGTTACAAAGGCGAAGAAAAACTGGAAAAGATTTATTGTCAGGAGGGTTAAAAATGGAAAACAAAGATATTATTGCAGTGAATAGCGTTGGAGATAGTGAAAACCAATGTGTTGCTGGGGGGGACATCAACGCTCGCCTTTACAGACTTATTCTGAAATTGATCTGACTCAAAACCCTATTAAAGTAATAGTCACGGGGGATATTACGGTTAGTGCAGAGTTGGATGGAATAGGTTTGACGATTGGTGAATATACTTACGGTGGAAATCAATGGGAATATGGATATAGTAGTGCTGAATTTGCTGATGGCAAAGTATATGGAAGTATTGAGCCAAATATATTTAAAGGCAGTAAGATTACATCGTTAGCTGTTGGTCAGAGTGTAGATCCTAGTAGTCAAATGATATTACTACATATATTATGGATATCATTTTCTATTGGATTAAGTCAATCTACAATAAAACTTACTATTAATAATTCTACTTATACACTGAACCCAGTAGAAGGGAATACATATTATTATATTGAACTTCCAACGAATGATTCTTCGCTAATATTGTGGATGCAATCACAAGTAGGGAAAACGATACCTGTAATTATTCAATAAAACTGCAAAAATGTAATATTTCTCTGTGAAGAAACGGAGGAATATAAAATGGATTTAACAAGTAACCCAATGAATGTAATAGTAACTGGTAATGTAAGTATCGGTGCAGAATTAGAAGTTATTGTGCCTACAGAAGAAACTTTCTTGATCAACAAAAATATTGAAGCAAATGACATCTTGTATGAGGAAGTATCAATAACTATTCCTGATGGAGTTACTGTATTATATATTTCCAGTCATGCAGAATCTAGCGAGGGTTATGATGATTACGTTACTGTAGAAATAAAAAACCTTTCTAATCAAAAAGAGTGGCGTTATAGATCAGAGGGTTTTAATTTCTATGATCAATGGTATGTCGGAGTAACACCAAACAAAACTTATAAATTATCGTTATACGTAGGCGCAGAATATAATTTGAATGGAGGGTATTTAAAGATTTCTTATTCTCAATCAATTAATCAAAAAACACCGAATGTTACAGATTACTAAAAGTTTGGGAGCATAAAAATAACCCCTACATTGTATTAGTGTAGGGGAAGAAATTTAGCTTTCGTAGTTCGCCAACATTGTACCGCAAAGTTTACAAAAGTCAAATTAATTCAGAAAGGGTGGAGCATCTTGGAGTATATACAAACTCATATAGGTACAACAGTAAGCCTGCTGCTGCAGAGCGGATTACTGGGTATTTTATGGAAAATGTATGCTAAATACCGGGCAGAGATCGAGGAAAGGAACAAGCAGGAAGTAGCACGAGACGATGCTATAAGAAGTTTGCTCCGAACTGAGATCATAAGTATCTATCATAAATCAGAGGAGAAAAGATTTATACCTATCTACAATATGGAAAACATAATGGACATGTATAGGAGTTATAAAGCTCTTGGCGGTAATGGCGCAATTACCGAAATTTACAACAAGGTCCTGCAGTTACCTCAGAATCCTCCGGACGTGGAAAACAGGGGGTGCAATAAGTGTTCGTAAAAATAAAAGGCTGGCTGGAAAAAGGTATGTCAAAATTGCCGGATATAGCGATATCCAGCGGTAATATGTGGCCAATCTATGCAGCGCTGTATCTGCTTTTCGGAACGATATTGCTATACATTGGAACCTGGGTATATTTCACATTCTGGCTGAATAAGGCAGGGCTGCCGGAGCTAAAGGATATAATACTGGTTATATGCGGAGCTCCACTTCTGGGAAGCCTGCTGGCATTAAGCCGTAGGCTTGTAGACCGTAATGGGAATGGCATATCTGACGAAGACGAAAAACAACCCGAAAGAAGACCGCATAATGATTTTAACGGTAGATGAAGCAGTTCAGGTATTTAAAGGCTATGCGTAACTGTTTAGACCCTTTACGAATAAAATTTGGCGGTGATTGGCGCAAGGATGAAGCGCTGAAAATGGCTATAGAAAGAATGGAGGTAGAAGAAAATGCAATTACAGTACATAAGATCAAAACAGAGACTATACACAATGGATGATTTAGGCCAGGTAATAAAAGATTATGAATGCCGCAGCGCTATTGTTCCTGGCTATAATGGTGCTGGGCAGGAGAGAGAATCCCTGCCTAATGGAAACTATACGGTAAGCGCAGATTACCCGGGGATGGATTTAGCGGCAGAACAGGGTGCAGCATATACCGGTGATTCCAGATATCGTGATATACATGGTGGCGGCAGCGGCCTTGCTGACCCGTTTGCTCCGTATCAGGGCTGGGTTCCCACATATGGATGCCTGAGGATGCAAAACGCAGACGGTGAAGAAGTATCAAGATGGATACTGGATAACGGAAACAGTATGTTATTAGAAGTTGTTGATTAAGGAGGAGTTTTATCATGGAATGGCTATTAGAACAAATCGGCAGATTAACAAATTTTCTCAGCAGTGCTTCGGAAGATATTGAGGATTTCACTGTAAACGTTCAGAACCGTATTGAAAAATACCGTAATAAACAATGCGGGAAAGCGTGTATTTTTGGAATCGTAGTTGGAGCTGTGGCGCTTCTTGTTTTGCAGGCGGTTTTTTCTTAAACTATATTATTAACTGCAGACGGAACAGGAGGTTTAACCGTGTATGAGAAAATATATGATCACCGGTATAGTATTATTTTTGCTGTCCTTGTTATTGCTGTTATTGCCTGGTATATGTTCGGCGGCGAATCGGGAGGATCTACCGGAAACAATAACGATGTCCAGGGAACAGTTCATGGAGTTATGGGAGATAACCGAG